CTCCGCCGCCTGCGTCAGCATCGACACGTCGGTGACCTCGTCGCCGAACCCGGCCGCGATCTCCTGCGCCTCGTTCTCGATCGCCTTGCCGAGCAGCACCAGGATCTGCTTGCCCAGGTCGACGTCCGGCGCCTCGTCGACCTTGCCGCGCCGCACCGCCTTGACCGCCTTCAGCGCCTCGTCGAGCAGGTCCCCGGCCGACTTGCCCGCCGCGCCGCCGGCCGGCATGCCCGGCAGCTTCCCGCCGCAGTCCTCGCACGTCTTCGCCTTCGAGCCCGCGTCGTACTTCTTCCCGCACTTCGGGCAGTCCCGGCCGGCCTTGGCCACGCCTTTCATGATCAGGTGGCCGAAGCCGTTCGCGCCCATCGGGACGCCCTTCACGCTCTCGACCTCGATGACCTCGAACTCGGTCAGGTCGTCGTCCTCAACGGCGGTGTGGCTCATGTCAGTCCCTCAGATTCGCTAGAGCATCCTTTGACGGCTTGCGCCGCCTGGCGCCGCCCTCGACGGACACGCCGCCGATCTTCCCCGCCTTGATCGCTTCCCACGCGGGCTCCGACCAGACGAACCCGCCGAGCCAGTCACCCGCCTTGACGAGCACACCATCGGAGACCTGCCAGTCCGGGCCCCGGTAAATGTAGGACTCGACCAGGTCAGCGGCGCCCTGCTGCAGCAGCTCGGCGCCAACGGACGCGGCCTGCTCGGGCGTGTGGCACATGCCGACCGCGCGATGGTTGCGCATGTAGTTCCACGCGGCGTCCTCGACGACGGCCTTGGACGCGAAGTCGCGGTGCTTGTCCATGGCCTTGTGGATGTCGGCTTTGTCGGCCGGGTAGATCACGTTCAGCGTGAACCGCCGCTCGGGTTCGGCTTTGGCCAGCTGGCCGACGTTGATCGTCTCGCCGTCCCAGGTCGACTTGGCGGCGGCCGGGGCGTCGTCTTTGCCGTCGTCGACGACGGTCGTGGTCGTGACCTTCACTGGTGCTCTCCTCTGATCGTCCAGCCCGACCCCGCGCACCGCAGCTCAGGCCGCGTGCTGGTCGTGTGCTCAGGCAGCACGCCGCTGTCCGCGCCGGCCTCGACGACCGCGCCGCAGAACGGGCACGTCAGATGCCGCCCTGTGCTCTCCACGGGGATCTTCACATGCGGCTCCCGGCTTTCTCGTAGGCCCTGGCGATGTCGCCCCGGGCCGCCTTCGCAGGCATCGCGGGATGATGCTTGCGGCACGCCGTGTACGGCGTGCCCGCCACCGGGTGATGGCCGAGCCGCCAGCATCCCGCCTCATGGCAGGTGTGCTTCCGGTAGATGGCGACGAGGCCGCCGATGATCGTGAACTCGGACAGGCACGACAGGAAGCCGCCCCACAGCAGGTTCATCGTGCCCGGCCGGCCGCCGAGAATCACGAGCACCTGCCCCCACGTCATGCCGCCCTCCTGGCAACCACGGGGATCAGCGCGCACCGGCACCGCGGATGTCCCGGCGGCGCCGCCCGCTCAACCCCCGGGAACAGGCCGCCAAGCGGCTGCGGGCCGGCCGCCTCCGCCTCGTCGCAGCGCGGGCACACCTTCGCATCCTCCGCCGTCGACCATTCGCCCTCGCCGACACCCGACTCGGCGTAGGCCCGCATCGCCGCCGCCGACTGCGCCCGCGCGATCTCCGCCTGCGCGACCAGCCCGGCCCGCCCCGGGTTGTCCAGCACGGCGGTCAGCTCGTTGGCGAGGGATTGCACGGACAGGGTCAGCGGCTTCGGCCCGTTGAACTCCCGCTCCGTCACGTTGCTCGACAGGGACCGTTCGAGCACGTCCGACAGTTCCTCGAGCCTGCTCTCGGCGATCGACCGGATGACGATCCCCGACTCGTTCAGCAGCTGCCGCAACCCAGGGCCCGCGATCTGCTCCGCCGCCTCCCAGTCGCCCGGCGTCCACGTCCCCCAGTCGACGTCCTCCACGCCGGCCAGGATCGCGCCTGCGGACCGCTGTCCGAGCACCCACCCCTCCGGCCACAGCCGGCCCAGGACACGCTGCAGCGCGGCAGTGACCGCCTCACGGGCCCGGGACAGGAACGCTGACAGGACCGGCCTGGACACGTCGCCGGTGCCGCCGGGGTGCAGGCCGAGCCACGCGGAGGCCAGGGCGGGCACGTCGAACGCTTCCCGCAGCGCCGCGGCGATGGCCTTCGCGTAGATGCTCACGAGCTGCAGGTCCCGGCTCCAGCCAGGCCAGCTGGCCTGAACTCTTTTGGGCCGGCATCGCCGTCCTTGAACAGCACCCGGCCGTCTGCGGCCATGTCCGGCGCCAGCGCCGGCGCGGCAGCCTTGCTGATCACATTGCAGGTGAACACGCCGCGCGGGGCGCCGCGGCGCACCCACCGCCGGTAGGCCGCCACCTCGTCAGCGGTGCCCGCGGCCTTCCGCGCGGCCGGCTTCGGGCTACTGCCCTTCGGCGCCCCGGCCGGCGGCTCGTCATCGTCGCCGTCCTGGCCAGGGTCGCCGTTCTGCGTCGCACTGTCACCCGGGTCGCCCGGCTTCACCGCAGCCGGCTGGATCAGCGTCCCCGGCGGCGCCAGCTCCGACGCGCCCTCGATGAACACCAGGCCACGCTGCCCGGTCAGCATCGGCATGTCCGCTTCGGGGAAGTCGTACGCGGGCTGCCCGACACGGGCCCGGTCCTCGTTCAGCGTCATCCGCCCCGAACTGACCCGCGCCGCGGCCACCGCGTCCGCCGCCGCCTCGTCCTCCGATTCGAGGCCGAGGATCTTCACCATCAGCACGTTCGGCATGTTCAGGTGGCGGCGGGACAGCTTCGTCGCCACCTTCGCCACCCACTGCGCGTCCGGGATCCGGGTCACCCGGTTGAGCACGTCCTCTTCGCCCTCATGGAAACTTGCGCCGAGGGAACCGACTTCCGGGAAACCGAGCTCGGTGGCGGTCAGGCCGAAGTCACCGGCGACCAGCTTGACCAGGAACATGTCGTATTCCGGCTTGTACTGCTCGGGGATCGTCGCCGACTGCACGGGCTTGGTGCCCGGCGGGAACAGCGGGAACTTCAGCCGCTCCGCCGTATTGCCGCCCAGGTGGTCGTTCAGGGCCCGCTGCCAGTCCTCCCACTGCGTCACCGTCCAGTCGGTGGCGCCGTCGACCTCGACGTGCGCGGCGGGCATGACACCCTCGGTGTACTCGGCGATCATCCACCCGATGCGCCGCATCCACAGGATGCCGTCGAGCAGCGCGATCTCCGTCGCCGACATGCCGTACGGCGTTTTCGGCCGGTAGATCGTCCGCTCATAGATCAGCTCATCCGACGGCCAGCCCGGCACTGTGGGCTTGCCGTCGGGGCCGGGCACGGTCGTGGCGGTGAACTCGCCGCGGGGGAAGCCGTACAGGATCTGCTGCGCGAACGGGCAGGGCGGCGCCGGCCGGGCCCCGTACTCGTCCAGCAGCGGCTTGATCGTCGACCCGTCCAGCACCCGCAGCGCCAGCAGCTCCCCGCCGTAGGAGACCTGCGGGTAGACCGCGGTCGCGTCGTAGACCAGGCGGTTTTCCATCAGGGCCTTGGTCCAGTCGGGCCATTCCTGGTCATTCTGCGCGTCGGGTGTGGCCAGCCAGTCGGAGACGCGGACGATGTCGGCGGCGTACTTGTCCCGCATCGCCGATTCGACGTCCTTCTCGTGCTGGCCGGCTGCTGCCGCTTCCCTCGCCACCGCCTTGGGGTCGACGGTGATGACGAAGTCCAGGTCGCAGATGCCTTTGCGCCGCTCGATGCACTTGCGGAACAGCGGCATGTCAGCTGCTTCGGACAGCACCCGCCACGGCACGTACGGCGCGGTGTTGACGTTGATGTTCGAGCTGATCGGGAGCTCGAACAGGCGGGGTTCGGCGCGGCCGGTGTCGGCGCGGGGCCGGTTGATGAACGCCGGGTTGAGCGGGGTGCCGGGCGGGAACGCGTCGGCTGACCAGGACTGGGGGCGGGGCAGCGGGTTCGCGAGCTGGCCTGCGCGCTGCGTCGCGGACATGATCGCGGTCAGCTGGTCGCCGGACAGGGTGATGCCGCCGGGGTTGGCCGGGGCGCGGCGTGCTTTGACGGCGACCTGGGCGCGGTTGCGGTTACGCGCGCTGCGCCGCGACATCGCTCACCAGGGCGGCGAACTCCGAACCCTCGTCCCACTCGGTGTAGCACTCGTTATCCGGCCACCGGAACTTCGATCCGGGGATGCCGCACGGGTGCTGGATGCGGTGGACGTAGTCGGCGCTCAGATTCATGG